GGAGATCGTTCCCCTCTTGAGTTCTTAGGAAGAGTTTTTACTGGATCTGGTGACTCTGCCAAAAACATTTTAGCATCAGATGAATCTTTGTTTATTGATTTTGCTTACTATCAAGGAAGAATTGATAGAATTTTCTTGACGAAAGATGGTAAATTCCAAGTAAAATATGGTGTTCCCTCTGATAGACCGGAACCACCCGATGTAGTTGATGATGCGATTGAAATTTGCACTGTCACTTTACCACCATATCTCTATAACACAGTACAAGCTTCTTTGAAGTTTAATACTCATAAGAGATATCGTATGCAGGATATCTACAAACTTGAGGATAGAATCAAGAACCTTGAGTATTATACGTCTCTTTCAATGCTTGAGACTAATACTGCTAATTTATTTGTCCCTGATGCAGATGGTTTGAATAGATTTAAGTCCGGTTTCTTTGTTGATAATTTCACTTCATTCAAACCACAAGAAGAAGGACTTCAAATTAAGAACAGCATTGACGCGGAGAAAAAAGAGTTTAGACCAACTCACTACACTAACTCTGTTGATTTAATTCAAGGTCCTGTTGTTAATAACGATACAACTGCAGATCTTAATTTTGCTCCTATTGAAGGAAATAATGTAAGAAAACAAAGTGATGTAATCACTCTTGACTATGCTGAAGTTGAGTGGTTGAAGCAAACATTTGCTACGAGAACTGAAAGTGTTACACCATTCTTGATTAGTTTCTGGAAAGGTTCGATGGAACTAACTCCAGCATCTGATACTTGGGTTGATACTGCAAGATTAAAAGCAAAAGTTATTGATGTAGAGGGTGACTATGCTTCTACTCTTGAGTTGCTTGCCAGAACAGAGAATGTTGATAGACAGACTGGCATGGCACCAATTGTCTGGAATGCATGGGAAACTAATTGGACGGGCACCACTGTCACAAATACTACACGTAGAAGAGAAACTTCTTCTACCTCTACTTTTGGTATGGGTGGTTGGATTAACAACTTTAGTGGTGGTTTTGGTAATCCTGCTCGCCGTATTAGAGCAACAGATACCACTGTTGTTGAAGAGACTCTTCAAAACACAGTTGAAACTGGTGTCATGTCTAGGACTGGCACAAGAACCGTTGTTACAGAGCAGTTTGATAGAGAATCTGTTGGTGATAGAGTTGTAAGTAAGGACATCATTCCATTTATGAGATCTAGAAACATTGAATTTGTTTCTAAGAGAATGAAACCTCTTACTAGAATGTATGCGTTCTTTGACGGAGAAGATGTCACAAGGTTCTGTGTTCCAAAACTTCTTGAAATTAGTATGGTTTCTGGAACATTTACAGTTGGAGAGACTGTAACTGGAAGAATGAACAGAACCGGTTTAGATCAAGACACAGGTAATACTGGGGCAAGTATTACATTTAGAGTTGCACAGTCTAATCATAGAGAAGGTCCCTATGATGTGCCAACAGCGACCTTCCCAGAAAACCCATACAATAATACACCTCTTTCTGGATCATACTCATCCACATCAGAGATTTTAAACGTTGATACTTTCTCCCTTTCTGCTGAGGCACAAGGTGAGTTCTTTGGTTTTGTTGAACCAGGAATGGTTCTCACTGGAGGATCAAGTGGAGCGCAGGCAACAATCAAGGATGTTAGATTGCTCTCTGACCTTGCTGCTAATTTGACAGGTAGTTTCTTCATTCCAGATCCTAATTCAACAACTTTCCCTGAATTTGAAACTGGAACTAAGAGTTTCACGCTCATTAATGATCCTGACAACAATCAAGATCTTTGCAATACGATTGCAGAAGAAGCATTTACTTCTGCAGGTACTCTTGAAACAATTCAAGAAAATATTCTTTCAATTAGAAATGCAAGAGTTGAGCGCAGACAAGAATTCCAGGAAAGAAACGTTAACCGCGATCTTGGAACTCAAGTTGTTGGAGCAAGAAATGTTTCTACCTCCAGACGAGAAGAGATTATTGGATGGTATGACCCTCTTGCACAATCCTTCCTTGTAGAAGATGATACCGGTATTTTCTTAACCAAGTGTGATATCTTCTTTGCAACTAAAGATGACATGGATATTCCAGTTGTCTTCCAGTTGAGGACAATGGAGAATGGTCTTCCAACTCAAAAGATTATTCCTTTCTCAGAAATCGTCATTGCTCCAGAAGATGTTACTACCTCTGCCGATGGTTCTATAGCAACAACGGTTGAATTCAAGGCACCAGTATATCTTGAAGGTGGAAACACTGAATATGCTATATGTCTTGCATCTAACTCCACCAAATATAGCGTTTACATTTCTCGTATTGGCGAAAACGATCTTCTCACAGATACGTTTATTTCAAACCAACCATATCTTGGTTCATTGTTTAAATCACAAAACGCATCAACCTGGGAACCAAGTCAGTGGGAAGACCTTAAGTTTACTCTTTACAGAGCAGACTTTATTGAAAGTGGATCTGTTGAATTCTATAGCCCTGAACTGACTAAGGGTAATGGAATGATTCCAAGATTGATGCCCGATTCACTTGTTCTTAACTCTAAGAAAATTAGATGTGGACTTGGAACCACAACTGGAGATACTGGATATGAAATTGGTAATACATTCTTCCAGTTAGGAACTCAAGCAAGTGGCGATTTAGTTGGTGTAGCAGCGGAAGCAACGGGTATTACAATTTCTAACCCAGGTATTGGTTACACCCCCTCTACTGGGTCTAGAACCTTTAACAGTGTCAATCTAGTCACTTTAAGTGGTAATGGACGTGGAGCTGTTGCAGATGTGTTTGTCGATGCTGGAGCAATCGGTGTTGCTACAATCACTAATGGTGGTTCTGGATATCAGGTAGGTGACGTTGTTGGTATTTCAACAATCGGTATTGCAACAGTTGGTAGAAATTCCAGACTTACAATTACTGGTATTGGTATGACGAGCGAACTGATCTTTGAAAATGTTCAAGGTGAGTTCTTGACTGGTATTGGTAACACATTAATGTACGTTAATAGTGCAGGTGTAACAACTCAGTTTAACTTTAAAGATGCAGTGGGTGTTGGAAACACAATTCAAAATATTATTACTGACACTGACGGACTGCATATCAAGGTCAACCATAAAAACCATGGTATGTATTTTACTGATAATAGAGTTGCAATCAGTGACGTTCAACCAGATATCAAACCAACAAAACTTTCTGCAGAATTTACATTAGGATCTACCGGTGAAATTTCTGTAAATGATGGAACTAATTTTGGAACATTTGAAAACGTTGGTGTTGGAACAACTAACGTTGGATTCCTGAAGATCGGTAATGAAATCATTGAATATACAAATGTGACGGGAAATGTTATTGGAGGAACAATTACCAGAGGAAATAATCAAGCAAACTATCCAATTGGAACTCCAGTATTCAAGTATGAACTTGGTGGGGTTAATCTTCATAGAATTAATAAGACACATGATTTGAATAATGTCACTGTAGATAATCCAATTACTTTTGATTCCTACAATGTAAAACTTGATATGTCAGAGACCTTTAACACAGGGACTGGCACAAGTGGTGACGATCGAAGTAATGATGTTGGTCTTCCTAAGTTGTTTATGAATAGCACTAAAACTGCTGGTGGATATGACATCAGGGCGTCTCAAAATATGCCTTTTGAAATTCTTACACCAATCATTCAAAATGTCACAGTTCGTGGTACTTCACTTAATGCTGAGGTAAGAACAATTTCAAGTCAAAGTATTAGTGGTAACGAAATTCCGTTTATCGATGAAGGATTCACTGATCTTAATATTAATACACCAAATTATTTTGAATCTCCAAGAATGATTGCCTCTAAGGTAAATGAGAATGAAAAACTTGACAATATCCCAGGAAATAAATCTATGAACATGAGATTGTTCCTTGGAACTGTTGATACAAGAGTAAGTCCTGTAATTGATGCTCAAAGAGTATCTGTAATTACAACATCAAACAGAGTCAATAGCGTAGTT